CCTTCGTTCTTGATATAAGAATAAACGAGTTTATTCGTTTTGTCAATAGTTATAACGAATTTTCACGTTTTTTTGCCATGCGTTATATTGAAAATAACGGTTATATTCGTTATAATATAACTAGCTATTGAAAGAAGGTGTAAAAATGCCAAGGAATAAGCTATCGAAATTCGATAAAGAACTCAGAGCCCAAATATCAGCAAATTTAAAGAAGTATACAGAAGGATTGACTCAATACCAGCTTTCAGAGATGACAGGAATACCAGTATCCACTCTTTCCGGATATTTCGCCATGCGGTCAACCCCTAATGCCGGGAATATACAAAAGATAGCTGATGCATTGAAGATAAATAAATCTGATTTAGACCCACGGTTTTCAAATAATATCCTGAAAAGTGATGAAGATCCTGACCTGAACAGCCGCGATGAACGGGAGATAGAGTCAGACCTGGAAGATATGATGAACTCCGTTTCTTCTGCCGCCTTTGAAGGAGAAGATGATATAGAAGACATTGAAGCATTTAAAGCAACCATCAAGGCTGCTATGATCCAGGCAAAGAAGATAGCCAAAAAGAAGTATACGCCGAAAAAATACCGGAGGGATTAAGACTATGGATGTGCAGCAGAAAGTTGCCGCTCTAATCCGACGCTATAAAACAGATGACCCGTTTCGGCTGGCCGCGTGTAAGAATATCATCATCATGTATTCTGACCTGGGCGGCAAATACGGCAACTATCTCAAATATAAACGTTCAAAATTTATTATCATTGATGACAAACGAACACCGGA